GTAGGCCCAGTTGCCCCAGTAGCCCCAGTTTGGCCCGTTGGCCCAGTAGCTCCAGTAGCTCCCGTTTCGCCCGTTGGCCCAGTTGCCCCAGTAGCCCCAGTTTGGCCCGTTGGCCCAGTAGCTCCAGTAGCTCCCGTTTCGCCAGTTGGCCCAGTAGCCCCAGTGGCTCCCGTTTCACCTGTAGGCCCTGTCCACCCCGTAGGCCCAGTATCACCTGTCCACCCCGTAGGACCTGTAGCTCCCGTAGCTCCCGTTTCGCCTGTAGGCCCTGTCCACCCCGTAGGCCCAGTTGCTCCAGTCTGACCCGTAGGACCAATTAACGACATCGCAGGATCCCACAGAGACGACGACATGTTTTAGGGTTCTACGTTTTTCCCATAATAAAAACGTTTAAAGTGCCTAAAAAGAAACAAAATGTTTTATCCCTTTCGGGATGCCTTCCAAGAAAGAAATCCTTTTGTTTTTTCTATAAAATATGATGAACCCAGTTTTTGAATGGCCATAAGGTGTAATTTCTTCTGATCCGGGTTCATGGATCTTATGTATTCAGATCCTTCTAAAGGGATAGGGTGACCCGGAAGATTTTCTTTCTTCTCCATTCTTAAACAAATCTAACGCGCAAATAAAAGTCAATTTTTAGATTCCCACGCCCTAGCAGGATGGCTTATGTGGCATTTGATTTGGATGCTACACTCGGATTCTTTGAATTAACAAATCAACTCGCATACTTGTGGAGTCCGGATTTTTTAGATAACCCAGAACAATCTGCCGTAAACAAACCACTCGGTCTAAGTACTAAACTTACTTCCAAACTGAAAAGGGCTCGTATGATTTTTGCAAATAGTCTTCTCCGCGACACAGAACTCCTATATATCGTCCTACGACCAAATTTAGACAGTATCTTTATCCCACTTTTAAATGCCAAAAAGAATAATAAGCTACGATCCGTTATTATATATTCAAATACGAGTGTTTCCTATTCCATGGAACTCGCCAAGTATCTTATTGAGCATATATATCATTCACCCAATCTTATAGGGCTGATGGCGGATCATTGGAATCCTCTTCGTTCTGCCGATAGACCAACGTTTATCCCCAAAAATACATATGTGCAGCCCAATAAAACAATAACCACTATTAAACTACTTTTTCAGGAGGCTACACGATCGAAGCGTGTCCCGCAGACAAATAAAATCATATTTTTTGATGACCGTGATCCTAAACACAAACTACAAGAACAAGAGAAGGAGGGATTAACCTATGTTGTCCCGACAGCCTTTTACCCAGCCTTTACGGAACATCACGCCCGTTCCATTTTATTTTTAGCCTTTGAGGCACTTCACAGATCTGGTCTGCTCTCGGATAAAGAATATTTAGATTCTGGATTTTGCAATCGCGTCATACCCTACGAATTCACAAAAAGGCATCGTATACGGGGATTTCCAGCCCTGTATATGTATGTCTGGCAACAAATGATTAAAATACATCCTCCACGCAATCCTTGGATTTCAGATACGGAAGCTCTTCGTGAAAGAGTGAATACCTTTTTACAAGATATTTAGCTTCATCGCCACAAAACGGACGATAACGAAGAGGATTCCACCCCACAATGTATCGGCAATTGCAAACATTGGTTCATAGTTTGTAAGTGTCGCGTAATTCGTATAATCATATACTGCATACGTGCATAACCCTATAAGAAACGCATTGAGCATACTATCTGCTTGAAGAAGTAGGTAGGCGAGGGCAATGTATACAGGGGGTGTGGCTTCCCATCGTAGAACCATGGGAGAGCCGCCTTGTATTTTTTTGACCATGGCCTGTGACCATGGACCTACAGTATATAGCCACGGAAGATCGCAAACGATAAATAGGACGGCAAGGGGTATAATTCTGCGAATTGCGTCCATCTAGATCTTCCTCTACTCGGAGGCAAGACTAGAAATGGCAGAGGATACGGTAAGATTAGAGGGGTTTTCAGAATCTCTCCGAGGATCCAATAGCTATTGCGTGGCCTCCAATCAAAAATTCGTCCAGAATTTTGTCAAGGGGAAAATGGCAGTGTTGGATGGGGAAGTAGCACATCGTGGGCGCAAGGTTCTCGTGTTTCAGGGGGTGCATACGGCTCCTCGCTGGCTTCTACATATCGGATGGGACGCGGCGTTTCATATTCGAGATGTTCAGGATCTCAAGCTTGCTCTTACATATATTCAACACGCAGCGAAACCTACCCGGGTTGTGTGGGCTGGTGCGGACCCTGCTCCTGCTGTATTAAATACTCTTTCGCGATTGGATGGCACGACCTTACTTGCGGTGGGCGAGAAAGCCCCAGCACATCCGGATTGGCATATGATATTCTGGTCACCCGAAGCTCGACAAGAGGATGTAGAGGCGGCTGTTGTGGCGCGGATGGGACAGGCTGGCGCGACAGGTATTCGGTCTATTTTGAAAGAGCTTCATGCCTCACAGGTGGGTTTAGTCTGGTCTTCAAAGGGCGAGGCAGATAAACATGGAGCGCTTTATTGGTATGATCCGGTGGATGGAGTAGATATGAACATACATATTGATACGCAGGAAGCCGCGGCAGTTCTCACAGAAGTGGCTGCATTTTTAACACGATAAAGTAGATGACTCTGAAGCTGAAAACAATTCGTCGTTCCCACCGACCTGAAAAGAAGTTTGATGCCGTCTTTGAGAAGAATGGGCGGGAGAAAATAGTTTCGTTTGGTGCGGCTGGAATGTCCAACTATACCAAGCACAAGAATGCTACGCGAAAACAGCGCTATATACGGCGTCACACGGGAAAGGGGGAGAAGTGGTCGAAACCAGATACTCCTGGGGCACTTTCCCGATGGATTTTGTGGAATAAACCGTCCTTCAATGAATCCGTTGCCGATTTTAAGAGGCGCTTTTACTTCCTAAACAGCTTGATTCTGCGACGCAAACTGTTTACTTCCTAAACAGCTTGATTCTGCGACGCAAACTGTTTACTTCCTAAACAGCTTGAACGTGCCCTTCTTTGCCTTGTAGCCCGCCTTTCGCAACCTCGCCAATGCCTTCTTGCCAGCCGCATGCTTCTTGCGACTCACAATACGGCCCTTCTTAGTCTTCATCAGATCCTTCTTAGTCAGCCCACCGCTGGTGTGCTTCGCAGTTCCGTGATAGACCTGGGCCTTGGTTCCCACCGCCGGCTTCTTAGCTCCGCCAGTCATGTTCTTGCGAGTAGAGTTCATTTCTATATATTATATGTTAGAAAGAAATTCGCGGACACCCCCCCTTGATTATTTCATCTTGGAGTGCTTCCATCTTTTTCAAGTCATACACACCCGCAAAATGGACGAGAAAACAATCGGGAGTCCATAGGCGTTCTCCAGGCAGTCCGCGCAAATACGCATTGAACTTCCAGTGTTCTGCCGTAGTTTCCGTTTTGGCCAAGTCCGTGGGGACTGTCTCAAGCAGCCGGATCATTGCTGCATTCTCCCACCAAATATGGTATAAAAGATCTGTCTGTTCTCCAACTCTTTTCCACCAATCACGCAACCAAGGAGAATTTCGCATCAGCATGTTTCCGGAATTTAGATGTCCGCAGGCATCTATCGTCATAAGAAGATCTTTATCGTCTGGGAGCAATGGCACAACATGGTCCTCCAATCGCAGCTCGTGATTTGTAATCATTACATCCGCATCCGAAAGAAAGAAGAGGGTTCCATCGGGCCATACCTTTAGGTTCTCAAGGACAAAATTCACTTTGGACCATGGGATGGGTCTCGTTCTATCCCAAAAATCCTCACCTCCCTGGATATACGTATATCCATGTTTTTCTGCGTATAGCTTTTTGAACAGAAGAGCCGCTTTCAGACTTTTCCGGAAATCTTCCCCAATTGCGAGTGTTAATATAACAACCATTCCTGTAGGTGTGTATGGCGTATTCTTTACGTCCAAAGAAGTATAAAATTATATAATAGTAAAATACATGGAATCCGGCACGACAGATGCGAAAAGCTGTCCCTGGTGCGGGCGTTGGGCTTTAAAAGATGCCGCGTGCGATTATGTATTTGCGTGTGGCTTGGATCACAAGAATAAATTTCACATAGGTCTTGGATGTGGTCGGACATGGTGCTGGTCTTGTGGAAAAAAGTATTGTGGGCAGTATATGGATCCAGTAACCGGTCAGAGATCTCAAGATGCAAAGGATAATCACAATCCCTTTTGTTGTAAGGCAGAGGCGGGGTTTAGACAGGAGGAATATTGTGGCGGCGGGCACAGCTCTCACTGTTCTAAAAGGTGGTGAGCCGAATTGCCTGTCGTAGCCCTTTGAAAAAATTGAAATAATCGGCTACAAGTCATGTCATCACGCCATGCCATATGTGTATCAGAAAAATGCGGAAGGCCTCTTTGTATGTGGAATTTGCCAGGCAACCAAAAAGAATCAAAATACGATGCACTATCATATGAAGAAACATGAGGGGCATCTTCCCTTTCAATGTAGCACCTGTAAAAAGGAATTTCTTCATTCTCAAACTCTGGAGCTACATATAGCTGCTAGACACTCATCCCATGATGCCGCAAACCTCCGATGTCCTTGCTGCCCGTTTAAAACTCTTACAAAGTCGAATCGTATAATACATTATATACGAAAACACTGCGAAGAGGATGTTAAGAAATTCGCTACGAAGAACTTAACATGCCCTACATGTGACAAAGTTTGTAATAGTAATACTGCATTCTTATATCACATTTCACAATGTATAGAATTACCTGTGGATAAAAAAGAGCTTCTTCAGACAATTCTATAAGGGCATCTATACTTCATTACTCTTCACAAATGTTTGTGACATTATTACCAGCTTGTATAGATGATACCCGAACGCGCCGAATGCGACAATAAGAAGCATATCATACGCAGGTCTCTCTGTCTTTTTTGCGTGGTAGCCGATCCAGAGGAGGAGGGGAGCTACGAAAAGGACGTGGATCACATTTACCCATAGAAACTGGGATTTCGCGAAAAAACGTCCAACGGCTTTGAAGCCGTGGTAGGCGAGAATCAAGAGGCCCGTTCCAAAAAGAACATGATAGACCCATTCGGGAGTTGCTGCGCGCTGGAAGCCGATCCAAAGTAGGAAGGGGACAATAAGAACCACGTGGAGTATTGCGATTAAAAGGTATGGATCCATCTCTGCCAATGCGTGTGGTTTTCTAAAGGCGTTTTAAAAGCTGCGCGGCGTGTTCAAGAGCGCCTTCCATCCATCCTTGACGTAAAGAAAAGGATTCCCCTACCACATGAACATTCGGCATTGCTGCAAAAGGTCTCAGGGCCTCTTTGGAGAGATCTACTGGATCGTATGCGCCAGGAAGCCAATATGTGACTCCGTGATCCCACGCATGGGCTTTTACGAAATAGGGCGGAGGGATAGACGGCTGTAAAAGCCGGCGTAGTTCGGATACCATTTCTTCTCCAACCCGTTTCTCACCCTCGGTTTTCAGCTTTTGAATCCAGAATTGGGCATCCTGGGTATCTGTATACGACATATGCATGGAACCAACCTCTGTATTTCCAGGAATAATATAGCGGACTGGCTCGGACGTAACAATGCGTCCCCCATATGTTTCATACCAGACGGCCCCATTCTCTTTCGGAAAGGCTCCATAGAATCGTAGGAGAGGTTCCATGCTAAGATGCCGAAGCACGTGCCACTTGGCAAATGGTTTCACATGTTTGAGAGCCTCGGAAGGAATCGCCAGGACAATCTGTTTCCCCTTTACACGAACTAGCTCGGAATCGTGTTCAAATGTGGCAATCACCTCCTCGCCTTCTTCAACATCTACCAAGGTATATTCCCTATAAAATACGGCACCTCGTTTGGTTGCATCGTCGCGCAGGGCGCCTATAAGAGCCGAAAGTCCTTCCGTGCAACTTCCATATCCCTCGCCCTTTCGGAATTCTCTGGAGAAAAGCCGGAGAGCCATATCAGCCCGCATGACATCCACTTCAGCTCTATAGGGAAATCGAATGAGATATGTATTCGCCTTTTTGGCCCCGTGAAGTCGCGTGAGAAGTTGGCGAATGGTATGTCTCTGTAGATCTGCGGCAGGGAGTGCGTGCAATGTATCCATAAAGACGGGGATACCCGATTCAAAAATATCAGGCTCCAAGGGGGATGTATATGTATCCTTGTATTGAATATCCCCGCCCATGGGTTGAAATGTGAGTTTGTAATGTTTCAAGAGATCCAGAACCATCGTATGATTCTCTGAGATGCGCCCAGCTCCTCCCTCCCATTGAAGAGCTTTTCCTTCAATCGTTTGACGAAATGTATAGACTCTTCCTCCGAGATTCTTGTATTTTTCAAAGACTGCTACACGTGACTTTGGGTGAGCTTTCAAGACTTCCACGGCTGTATAGAGTCCTGCTATACCGGAGCCTACTATGATAGTATCATAAGGGGCTTCGGTTTCCATATTTTAATATACGTTTATTTCTTGGCGATTTCCTTCAAGGAATCATAATTCATGCTTATGTAATATATTACAATAAAAGACCCTACGATTGCAAAAATCTGTTTCACAGTTTTCGTATTCATTTATTGTAAGATTAGAGATTTGATGTGATCCATTCTTTCACTTTGTCATTGCTACTGGAAGTGAATGGACCGAGGACGGCCTTATCTTTTACAATAAGAAATGCGGGAATAGATTTCACACCGCAGTAGCCAGGAGTATAGTTATTTTGATCCACGTCACACTTTAGCCAATTCACGTCGGGAAACGCCTCTTCCAACTCGGACATATTGAGACGACGACATGCTCCGCACCAAGTGGCCGTAAAATAGATGACGGTAAAGGGGGGGAGTGTCTCCCCCTCGGGAAGAGGTTGGCGGCCGATGAGCTTTTCAAACTCTTCTTGAGACATAAGATACTTCATTATACATTCAATCTAGATTCTGTCTTTGACCGGGCGAGCGCGAGGCTGATCCCAGCCAAAGTTACAATGGTTAGAGTTCCGAGAAAAATATTCGAACTTAGATCATCCTCTGTGGATCCTCCACCGGTGTGTGTAGTTTTATGTTCCAGAATATCATTCGCGACCTTGTCTAAACTTGGGAGTTCGGAGCTACCACCCGTTTGGGGGGTGACGGCCGCTACACTTGCGGTATATTCAGCCGAGTTAGACTGTAGGCTTTTTATTAACGTTGGAAGCATCATCATGCCAAAACTACCACCCCCGATTGCGGTGATTGCCCCTAAAACAGCAAATACAGTATTCACTATCGGCTTGTATCCAGCCGTAATGGAGGGTGGTAGCATATTTAATAGGCCATATGTGCCGGTGCCGAGAAAGACAAGGGCCGCTGCTAAAAGAGCTCCGGTGACTTTTCCTGCCGCAAACGTTTTTTTACCATTGATAATCATCGGTTTCCCCACAGGCTTGGCGGGATTAAAATGTGTAAATGGAACTTTGTATCCCTCTTCCGCGAATGCCGGACTGAACATTTGGAGAATATCAAATACATACCATGGGTTCAATACCAGAAGATATCCCACCCACCACAGATTGGGATAATAGACACTTACAAATGTATTTATAAATACGAGAAATGCCTGAGTGGCGGCTTTCATTGCGAAATACATTAACGATCCTGTAGCCCAGAGGTTTAGTCCGCCGTAGCCTAGATAAGAAAAGGGGGGAAATGGGATGCCTCCTGCCAGAATAAAAAGACCAAACCATTCAACGTTAAATGGAATGTATTTGGCCAATCCTGTAGCTGGGGCTGCAGGAGGTGTTACCGCTGCTACAATGGGTGATGCCCCAGGGAGTTTGCTTGTTATGGAACTTGGTAAACTTGGCAGACCAGGAATCTTAGGTAAACTTGGTAACCCTGGTATATTTGGCAAAGATAGGCCTGATAAAGATAAGCCGCCTACTTGATCGGCTGTGTTATCCATCGCTATTCAGGCTTCCGAGCTAAATCTTGAAAAGTAGACCCGCGAATCCATTGACTACGCGCAGGACATTGTGATTTGTTGCATAGACAACAATACTGCATTTACCACGAAGAGGAACATATGCAGGATTTATTTGTGTCCTTGATGGATCAATAGACGCGCTACCTTCTGGAACCCGTTTGCCCGTACTATCAAAAAATAATTGTGTTGGTTCATAAGTGTCGGGGCGAAGATTTACATTTAGATTCATGTTATCTATGCGACTTGCATTCAAGGATCCGCTGGGCTGCATTTCTTCCGGCCGGAGTGCAAAGCTATAGAGATAGATATATTGCTTCACATCCGTGGTGGTGTGATATTGGAATGGTTGGACGAGGCGAAAGTATCCTGCGTCGCGTGTATCAAACCGGTCAAATCCATCTATTTGTAAGACGGCGTCTTGTAGCATATCTCGTGAAATTCCTGCTTCATGTAGTGATGTGGATCCCCAATTAAACCATTCATGTGTTGTTTCCATGACATCCCGACGAAGTACCCAGAAAATTTCCCGAAGTGGGTGATTAAATTCCATACGCACCGTCTGTGTATTCACTTTCTCGGGAATAGACGTTTTCGGAGTATACTGAATCTGTTCAATCAGATATTCATGTGTATTTGCCACAAATCTACGACGCTCTTCGGTATCAAGGAATATATAATCGCCCCACAAACGGAATTCGGGTATCTTTGCGGGAACCGGTTGAACTGTAGCGCATGTAGCTGTCATATTTGAATTATCAATCATACTGGCAAGATCCCGGAGTTTCACATTCAGACGGACGGTATGATATTGCATTGCGAGAAGAGGTAAATATAGACCAGGATTCTTATTAAACCAGAATTGGAGAGGAATATAGAGTTTCTGAGCACCGTATTTATAAGTTCCCACGGAACAGGCGCCCGAGGGTACTGCTGCGCTCGGAATGTTTAAACCGTCCACGCGCCCAATCATATTGTTCAGAGCGTCACGCTGGCTTGCAGTCGTTGTCAGGCTTGACCAGATTTGCATCCACTCTCCGGTCTGTTTATCAATCTCCTGCTCCCCTATTTCCAAAGTAATTTCCTCAATAAGGGCATATCCAGCCGTATTTACATACGCCCCAGCTGAACCATCCGTCATCGTTATATAAGGCAGGACTATTTCCAATGTCATAGGACCAATAAGATCTCCACGACGCGCAACAACCGCCGTAATACGTTTTCCGAAATCTGGATCGCCATCAAAATAAATCTGCTGGGACTCTATCGCAAAATTCGTATAACGACGATAGACCATTTTGAACCATGTAATTTGGGGATTTCCGGTTAAAAAAACATCTTGTTTTCCCATTGCAACGAGTTGTAATAAACCACCACCCCCTGGCATTCTAGTGTGATGTGCGACTTATTCAGGAGATGGTATTCTTATCTTGATGTAGAACCCGCGATGAGTCGGACAAATGATTTAGAGATTCAACTTCAGGGTCTGCTATATTCCATCAATTCAAATACCAACACACCCTATCCAGCAAATTCATTTCAAGTTGCCGATGGTCAAGGGGTACGTGTATGGCAGGATGTATTTCAAACAATCAGTAGCCAGTCTGCCATGGACGGCAGTAAGATTGGCTATTTACCATCCACATTTCTACAGATTTATGGGGCGGCATCTTCCATATCAACGATAGTAGCTACCAGTTATTCCACTCTTTCTACACAGATTGGTCTGGGAGGCATACCGGGTAGTATTACAGGCTTCCAACTTCAAAGCACTGTGAGTTGGATCCAGGGGCCTGCTCAATATATTAGCACTGCCGATCTTACAAGTTCCATGACACCGTTTTTGAATGGTTCTCTATCCTTCATGTCAAACATACAGAGCACTGTCGTCGGCCTCGGATCCTCCCGATACATTAGCTCTCCGACTCTACTAAGTTCTTGCGTGGGCTTGAACACCCAAACCCGCTCTACGGTAGTGGGTCTCGGGACATATGGATATATCAGCAGTCTCTCTTTACAAAGCACTGTCCAAAACTTGGGACTAGCATCCTATGTAAGTTCTCTGTCACTTGCGAGTACTATGGCCGGGATTCTATATCCTCCCACAACATCTGGGGGGAATCTCGGCGTTGTTGTAACAGGGACATCGGATCCTCCGTATATTAACTTTAACAGTCTCAATCAACAATATCTTTTGAGCACGAAATATTTTAGTGAGAGTAATGCATCCTTTTACGGTGTCGTATATGGCTCCAATCTTCCCAGCACTACATGTGGCCTTATTTCTTCACTCGGCACCTATGGATATGTTAGCACACAGACACTTCTCAGCACCAGCCAAGGAATACAGGCAGCAAAGCAGAACATTTATATTGACCGAGCGGGGGCTATGAGTATTTACGGATCAGATGTCTATATATCCTCGGTGGAAGCTATTACATTTCTCAGTAGCTTTGTGAATTCTACCATTACATACAAGGGTGAGAATGGCGCTCTGACGGGACTTACTACAGGCAATTCAAATCTGTCTTTTTCTACTATGAATCTTCAATTGGACAGATTCTCCAGCATTATTACTTCCGCGAGCCGGATCACGCTAGAAGCCTATCCCACGTTCCAATTTGATACTATTACGAATGGTTCTGTGACATCCAAGGCATTTCCCATGAATACATATGTTCAATACGGAACTTCCTATCTCAGTAGCTATTTTCAGACTATGGTCGCGGGTGTACATTCTGTAAATGGATATTCCAACTTTTACCAGCAGCCCTTTAAGATTTCTATACCTGGTTCGCAGATAGTGGGCGCCTACCAAAATCCCTATGTTCTTACACATATGATGCCAGGGTCTATTTCATATCTGACGAATGTAGGATTTCGTTCCCCCAATATGAATGTATTTTACGCATCTACCAATTCGTATTTCCTGACAATTCAGAATCTGTCATTCTAAAACAGAGGTAGATGGCAGCTAGTATAAAAACCATTGACACGGATATCATTACACTCCGACAGATTTATGCTCGTTCTCCAACAAATGGCTATATTCCAGCATCCTATGTTCTTATATCCAACGGAGGTGGGAATGCCTATTGGAATTCTGTTAGCTCTATTTCGCCCCCGTATTTTGACACATTCATCGATCCCCAGGGTTCCACTTTAACAGCATCCACCGTGGGTCATGCCGCAAGATTTAGCACGATAGGGCTACAGGGGTTATTTCGCGCATATGTAGATGATCAAACGAGCACATTTACGTTTAGCAATGCGGCGCCAAATCTCCTGGTTGCTCAAAACACTGTGCCATTTGTATCGCGTCTTGCGGCAGAAACCGTGCCAAATGCCGAAAATATTACAATGTCCACGACGCAATCTACGCTGAAATTCATTGGCGTGGGAGATCTTCAGCTTTCTACCATCACGGACCTTCGGACGGTTTTCTTCTCCATTAGTTCTTTTAGTGCGACGGGGTATGCGGATCTTTCTGCGGTCGCACGTGCTTGGCCTGGCTATTCCTATAGCACTCTATCCACCAATGCCGGCTATGCGAGTTTTATAAGCAGCATTCCATTCTCCACCTTTTACAATATTGACGAATACAATGGATATGGGTGGGATTGGAGCCCGAATACCGGCAAGAATCTGCCAATGTCTACCATAGAGCCGTATCCCAACTTTTATTCCACTGGCGATGTATATTTCAGCACAGTGAGCTTTACGGTCGCCCCGTTTCTTCGTTACATTCATCCGAATTCTACCACGCGCATGTTTTTGGAGGTGAATCCGAATTATTTGTTTCAGCGCATGTATCTTGGCACGAGCACACCCTATAATCTCGTGAAGGAGTTTTCAACCTTTGTGCAGTATCAGTCCCCTAGAGGTGTCCAAATTCTGGAAAAGGCATCCCAGGGTGCGTATATGCTTTCGCAGAATTCAAATGCATACAGTTCCAATTATTTCAACTCGCAAATAAAGCTTGAACTAGACCCGGCTGTCCTATCGAGCAATGCCCTTATGGATGGCGCATATGGTGCGTATTATACATTGTATCATAGGATTCCAGGGGCTATGGCGAATTTAGTGCCCGATGACTATTGCGCCTACTTTATCGGCCCGAGGAGTGGTTTCAGTAATGGATATTTAGTGACTATGGATAATTATACGCCTATGAATAATGCGGTATTTCTTCATGTCTATAACCAAGATGGGAATGCTCCTCCCATGACTGGCCCTTAAATACATTTATTATCTGATACATGTGTATACAATGGCAGTAGAGCGTGGATTGGTTATGGTTTTTCACGCAGTTATTATCGGGTTTCTGCTATATTTGTTTATGGTATACGGTTTAGGGCAGCGTTCCGTGGTTGCAGAAGATAGGAGCATTTTACTATCCGGCGTCGTGTTAATTTATATGGTTCTTTTTGGTCATGGATATCCTGGAAGTATCAACAGGCATTTTGTTTAAATTCATTTCTTTCGTAGTAGGTAGAATGGATACGTTCACCAAGTTGTTCTGGCTTTGTTCATTGGTTTTTATCGGTTTGTCGGCCTATTTACTCTGCTGTACCAAGAAGAGTAATATATTTTATCTTCAGATTGCCGCTGGATGTGGTATGTTTATAACGAGTAAGATTGGGCGCAGGTTTTTAGGGTTGGAGTAACTTTGCGGTGAAACCCTCTCGTTTGGCCATCTCGGCCGCCCATGGTTCCAGCTTTCCCTGCACAATTGCTGTGGGACGATAGGGCCATGGCGACAAATACACGGCATTGGACCATGACCCGGCCCGTCTCCAGCCTACATGTAATCCCTTTGATACTTCTCGAAAGAATCGCTGACCTTCAGTATTCTCTGCGAAGTTTGCCCGAATTTCCATATGTAGGCGTGTCTGGGGCGGCGTTGTAGCTCGTGGCCACTCAATCTCTAATTTGTTACAGAGTGCTGTATACCAATGACAGCAATCCGCTGTTTTCCAAAGTGTAGCTTGAAATGTGAAGGAATACGTATCGGATTCTAGAATGTGCGCCCACTGGGGTGCGTTTTCAAGTGCCAAACCACCCGGACCCGGGCATGGCATCAGCCTCACACTCGTCGCATGTTTTAGAAGCGAAAGACCTGTCTCTAGGGCGGTAGAATCGGGCGTGCGATCCAGTAGAAAGTCTTCCTGGACTGGTAGCACATATTCATATCGGCGTTTGAGAACTTCCAATGCGGCGCGACGAGAATCTAAGAATCCCGCGTCGGCCTTGGCTAGAGGAATTAGCTCTACACCCATGGCGGCGACTTCTTTACAGGTGGGATGATTCGGTTCCTCGGTTGCCAAGAAAAGGGGCATTTTCAGCCCAGGCGCGTAACGTTTTAGAAGAGTAAAATGGAGTGGTAAAAGATAATAATATTTGGGTGTTGAATTGACTAAATAAGCACAGCGTTCCATCTACATACTTTTATTTTAGGGTGTTTATATGGCCTAAGGTATAGGGCCCTAATTCTTTGTAGAGATGCTGGCGAGAAATCCCAAAACGGGAAAAGATTTACGTATTATAAATCTGGACACGTCCGTGTGGCGTGATCAGAAAACCCTTGTGTGGTTTGACGCGGTGCCGAGTGAAACAGCTCGTTGGAATCGGTGGGATCTGGGAGTCACGGATACGACTGTAGCAGATGCGCTGTGTAAAGCGGGGCTCGTTCCAGATATTGTTGTATGTCTAAATAATACAGAGGTAGTAAAAGAGTGGTTGGAATCGGGAAAGGGGTCCAATGCGCGCATTGTTATACTTACGCGAGCTCTTGTGACTCTTATGGGAATGGACAAGCTTTTAGAATTACAAATGACGAACATTTTGTGTCTAGATGAAATACATGACTTGTATCCTTTTACAGGGGCCGCATGGGATGGCACGAAGGAGGATGCAAAGGCGCTCGTTGCCTTGTCGGTTCATGTTGGTAGAACATTTCCCGTTGTAGCTTCGGAGGAGCGGACACACTTTTGCGCGGATAGGGGGCTTTTATTACATTCCACGGTAGAGAAGCCGCAGGAGCTGTGGCTAGTTACACAATACTACGAGCCTGTAAAGAATAAGAGAAAACAGGAGATTGAAGCGTGTTTGAAGAAAAATACCGAATGTTCCTTTGTGGATCGTATCGTTTTATTGAATGAGAAAGCTATGGGACAGCCTTTGGATGGGAAAATACGGGAGCAAGTGATTGGG